AGTCACTGACATATGTAATTTATTATCTTTTATATGAGTATCTATACCTCTGAGACATGGACTAGTCTGTCTTTCTGATTCATCTTTCCAAGGTATATCATATGCAAAAGAACTTTCTGGATATCCAACTTGTATATAACAATGGTTATTCCCAAATCCTTTTTCTTTATAATGTTTGATGATCCATTCCACTTGGTTTGGGACATGAATTAATAAATCACCATGATCAAAAGATCTGTCATAATCTCTTTTCCATTTAAAATAGGGTAAAGTATATTCACCACCAGAAATAAATGTAGCATATCTATAATGTTCATTTTTAGCAAGATTATGACCATCCATTATATAATTAGTAAAGTATTTTTCTATTTCATCATCTGTCGTAACTGGCGGGACACCTTCTGGCATTATAGGTGTAAGTGGTCTTATGGTAGGGTTATATATTGTACCAGCGGCAAAATCAAATTCCAAGCGTGATGATCCAGCAAAACTACCATAATCTATTGGATTCTTTCTTCCATGTTTATATAATTCGCTAAGTAGCTGAAAATAAACATCATCAATTGTATATCCTTCTACAAAACAACTTTTACTCATACCACATCCCTACCATTTTCATCAATTTTTTCTACAGAACATCCTTTATATATTTCTGGAACTCCTTTCAACATTCTAATAGCATCATCTATATTATCAAATATATCACAATCACCATATCCATAAGGCAGTTGATACTCTTTCTCAAACACATTTCTTTCACTAATATTAATTATTACGAATCTTGGAATCATTTAACACTCTCCTTTCTTTCAACAACTTAACTATCACATCTCCGTGACATTTTTTAGGTTCACAAAAACACCCAAGCACTTCATTTTCAAGCTTAGGCAACTCAGCCATTAATATCGGGTTCGATATTATATATCTTTCATATTTTTCTATTACTTCATTTCTATCACCATCAACACCTATTATATAAGGATTTCCCCATATAGTTCCTCTATGTATTGGTATATATTCACCATCATAGTTCCTTATATTTACCACTTTTGTTTTCATACATCTTCACCACATTTGGCACAATATTCCCAACCAGCATCTATATATTCACCACATTTATCACACTTCAAGCCTACCCTCTCTTTCATCCATTTATCATAACCTAAAGCTAATAGCTTTAGTGTATCATTAACATCTTTAAACTCCGATTTTACTGTTATTGTATCGGTTCCATGATGATATTCAATTAAAACTTTCACACTCATCTAATACAACTCCATCAATTTACTCTCTACACTATTGAAATTTTCTAAAAATCCACGCATTTGGTATCTCTTAAAAAATTGAAATATATTTGATGGTGGTGGAAAAGAGTAATTATCATATTGATCTAAAATACGGTTTGTTATTGTCTCTGGTATTTTATCAAAGTCTATTAGAATTTGATTTCGCTTATAATTTTTTTTAACATCTACTTCACCATATAATTTATTAATATGTCTCTTTTCCAACCATTCATCTATGCCGCTTTCTACTACCTTTTTTAAAGCGGCTGGGCCAAATCCTGGTTTTCTTTTATTCATCGTTTTTTCTGTTCGTCCCCAATCATCTGGTGTTATAATATTGAATATATCATCCTTCTTTTGACCCAACATTATTTTTTCTATCAAAAATTTTTGACAATCAGCAACCTTAACATAATCTTTCTTTTGTGGATTGTATAATAATATTCTATCAGAAGACAATTGCAAATAATCTTCATCATTAGATATTACTATAACACTCTCTTCAACATTTTTAGCAATTATAGCTATAATATCATCAGCTTCAGCAGATCTTATTTTTATAACTTTAAACGGCATGTAATGTTTTAAATCACTTACTAGTTTGTTTAGATTATCAAATAAAAGATTCCATTTTACATCTGACTTATCACGCTGTTTTTTTCTTGATTCTTTATATCTTGGAAAATATGACTTTCTCCACGAATTTTTATCATCAACAGCAATAACAACTTCAACTATATTTTCCTCTTTCCACAATGATTGATATATAGAATTAAATATATTATATCTCCATAACATAAAATCTGGTTTTTCAGAATGTGGTTCAACTTCCTTTATGAAAAAATTCCTAAAAACCAGATTATTAAAATCAAACAAAACAATTTTTTTTACCATATTAAATATCTCCTAACCACACATTTTGTCTAATTATATCAAATTATACTACGAATGTAAACTCTTTATTTAATTTTTCTTAGATATCCATCTTCTTTATTTCTAATATAAAACGGTATATTATACCTAGTCTTTCTCATATATGTACCGGCTGTTGAATCAGTTTTAAATCTAAGTCTTTTTCTATCCTGTTTCATATTATTATAAAATTCACCTTTAGACACATCAAATACAGGTGTTCCTTTATATTCGCCATCAGCAAACACATCAACAACATCTGTTTTTATTTTTCCATCCGGTGGTGTGCTAACTGCATTATCTTTTGCAGCCATTCCTTCCGGTGATTCTTGAAACTCTCCTCCGAGTTCTCCCATATTATTCTTCTCCTTCTTCATAACCTATTATTTCTTGTATTATTTTAGCTTCTTCTGTTGAAAAACTAACAGAATCACCAATCCCTACAGCTTTCTTAATTTTTCTTATAGCTTTTCTAATCAATCCTTCTTTTTTCGGATCTTCTTTTTTCTTTTCTTCTGGCATTATTCTTATAGTTTGAATGGCATTTGAATCGCCTGTGAGTGTTTTTCTCGTCCACTTATATTTCATTCTCATTTCAGATGGCATCTCTAGATACATTTTCAAAAGTTTACTTTTACCACCCATGCCTTTAAAATCTTTCATAAGTTCTGTAAATTCTTCATTATTGGACATAACATCATCCATATTAATCATTTTATCAAGCATAAGTGCTGATATATAATCACCATAAAAATCTCCTTCATATCATCTGGTTTTATCTTTTCAAAAAAATCTTTATAGTCAAAAAACACAACTGATGACAATTCACTACCCCAATTTAGTGATATACTACTCATATGTGAAATATCTATTATCCTATCAATTATAAGAACATCATTTAGTGATATACCGACTATTGGTTGTCTGCCTTTTTTTCTATATACTAACATTGGATGTTTACCAGACTTATCAGCATCATTACAACACTGAATCCAAAAAAGTTTTATACTAAAAGTTTTAGCATTCTTAAAATGTTGCCAGAATGATGTTTTTGGATATCCATTTTTACATTCAACTGACCATATTTGTGTAAAAAACTCACCTTCACTATCCAAACTTCTTACATCACCTGATAAATCAACATTCTCTTCATGTATAGTGGCAAGACCACCGCTACCCGGCATTCTCCAAAATTTATATGGTTTCTTTTTACCTGTTAACCATATAGTTAAATCTTTTGATACTTGTCTCTCAAAATCCCCACCTTTACCCATTTAATCACCCATTATTTTTTCTTTAATTGCTGTTTCATTACTTCAATATCATATTTCATTTGAACAATTTGTTGTTCTACTTCTGGCGGGATTAATTGACCCATTTTCTTATAATACATTTCCATATCCCAAATACGTTGTTGAACAGCTCTTATATTATCATTAACAATTTTTTGATCCAAACGTGCAGCAACAAGTTGAAGCTCGGATGCATCTGCTTTCATTTGATCATATTTCCACGCCCCGCCAAGGATTACAAATAAGGCGACAATAATACCAACAACAGTAGATATTTTTTTAATCATAACATCACTCTCCTATTTTTATGAAATAACCTATTCATTTTATATTTATAGTGAGAAAATGAATTTTGATAAAAAAAACAAAAAAAAATCCTCCGAATTGTTTCTGTTTCAATTGGAGGATTTTTCCACTATAGTTAACTCTTTTCTAATTTTAATTTTAGTAATTTATATTATTTTTACTATTCTATTATTTATCAAGTATTAAGGACTATGGTTAATAGAACCGCTTGTTGCACCGAGCTATTATTTTCTCCTTCCCATTTATTACAACATTCTTCATCTTCATTACAATCACATATTCCATCACTAACTTTGATATTTTTTACACTAATCTCTTTACTTGGGTATTTCAGTTTAATTGTTAAAATACCATCTTTTACAGTTGCTTCTGCATCTTCTATTTCACCAATTTTAAATCTTTTCATAATTCTACCACGACTATATGAATCTTGTTTTCTCACCTCACTTTCGCCGCTTATAGTTAATATACCTTCAGCTACTTCTACTTTTAGATTATCCTTATTAAACCCAGGAACATCTAAAGTATAGATCAAATTATCGTCCTTATCTCTTTTGCAACAATCACAATCACATCCAAATATACTATTAAAATCTCTTGTTAGACTTTCAAATGGATCATTCTTAAATATAGATGGCATCCAATTTCCAAACTTATATACTGATTCAACCATAATTTTTGTATTTCTCCTTTTCATATAATTATTTTTATACTTATAATATAAGTATTTTTTAACAAACGTCAAGGAAAATTTTTCCTCAATAATATTACATATTTTCAAGTTCTGCGAGCAATTGTTCATCATCTAATTCGTCTGTTGATGTTTCTTTATCATCATCTTTATCATCAAATTGTTCATCATCAATATCATCTTCTTCTTTTACTGATGATGTGGTTGTGGTTTTTTCTTGAATATTTTTGTATCTATTCCATTCATCTTCTACTAAATCCCATAACATTTCAGCTTTTAAAATTTGGACAATTTCATCATCTGTTTTTTCAAGGCTTTTAATGTATTCGGTAATATTAATTCTTGATTCCATTATTTTATCAATATCACTATCAGTTCCTAATGCCTCAGAACTTCTTGAAAATAATGATGAACTATAATCTGGCCATATATTTCCATTTTTATCTTGTTTTGTTGCTAGTACTTTTAGAATGAAATTATGACCTTCTTCGCCTGGATCAAATATCAAATAACCATATCCCTCTTTAGTATCTGTTATTTCATTTTTGAGTTTCATTTCTACTTTGCCAGGAAATTCATACAACTTAACTTTACCATTTACTTTGCTCTCTGCTTCTCTTTCTGCATCTCTGGGATCGTTTACAAGAAAGAAATTGCTAACAAATTTTTCCTTTCTTTTATAGTTATATGCCATTTGTTTATCAGCGGCTGATCCTTGATACAACTTAGAAGTGGAAGAACAAAATGGACAGTAATTTTCGAAATCATATGTCTTTGAACATAATATAAACATCCATTTTTCACCACTTTTGAACATATGATATGAATACTTTTTATAGAACCCACCATCTATATCTGGTAATAATCGGCCCTCATATGTTTTTGGTTTTTCTTGTGTTCCCTTTACTGGTGTTTCCCATATGATATCACTTCTTCTCATACCATAATCATTAGGCTTGTCAGCCTCGGCTTTTTTTTCTTTTTGAAAGTCGTTAAACAAATCTTTTGAAATCCACTTACTCATAAATTTTTCTCCCTATTATATATAATTTTTAACTTTATATATAATTATACACAATTATATCATAAAAGTAAACAGAAAAATTTAATTAATAATAACAATTTTTTCTATTTTTTCAAGTTTTGATTCTAAAAAACAAATATATTCATATAATTTACAAATTAACACATCTTCTTTATCACCACCAACACATCCATCTAATGCTGAATGAAAATGATATTCATCACAAATAATTTTACACTTATGTTGGTAATTTTTAACCAAATCCCAATCAATTTTATCCTTTGTTTTCATTCAATTTTCTCTTCTATACTCATTAATTTTTCTGAGATTATTTTTCTAAAATAATCGGATTTTGGTCTATTTTTTGTTCTCATTTTCGGGTTTATTTTTTCTCTTTTCTTTTGTTCTATCAATGTATCTTTCCAAGCCTTTCTTATTTCATAATCCCATATATTATTTTTTTTACACAAATTCACAATTTCATTTTCAACACCGCGCAATTCTCTTTTAGTAATAAACAATTGACATTCAATCTTAACAATACGCCAATATTTTGGATTTATACATAATTTCAAAAATTGTTTTATATCCACAAAATATATTTGTACTTGTAACCATATAATCACCAAATTCAAATAAACATACTTATTTAATAGATAAAATCGTCTCATTCTTTGTCCTCATTCAATTTCTTCTTTTTCTTCTTTTCTTCATTCAGTTTATCATCAACCCATAATGGTCTACCTTCTGGTGATTTAGGCTTTAATACCTCACCTTCTGGTAGATTTTGTTTCAAAAGATCTTTTTTCTTTTTGTCTTTTAAATATTTTTCTTTATCGTATTCTTTACTCATTATTCTCTTCCTCTGTTTTATTATCATTATAAAAAGATTTTGTTTTTGTCTTGCCTCGTAATCTCATATCTGAATATGAAT